AAGACCCACGACCCGGACTACAGCGCGTGCACGGTCTGGGGCGGCTTCCGGCACAAGGTCAAGATGCCCGACGGCTCGATCGACGAGCGATCACACGTCCTGCTGCTGGACTGCTGGCAGGAGCAGCTCGGCCTGCCGGAGCTGGTCAAGCGCGTGAAGCGCGAGCTGAACACGGCATACGGCGACGACCAAGACACGGCCCTGATCAAGCCGCTGATCGGCGCCAGCAAGCCCAACACCAGCGGCCGCAAGCCCGACATCGTCGTGATCGAAGACAAGGGCAGCGGCATCAGCCTGCGTCAGGTGCTTGATCGCGAGGGCGTCGCCTCATACGCCTACAACCCCGGACGCGCCGACAAGCTCACGCGCCTGCACATCGTCTCGCCGGTGTTCGCCCGGCGGCAGGTCTGGCTGCCCGAGAGCGACAAGTTCCCCGGCCGGGCGCGCACTTGGAGCGACCCGCTGGTGCATCAGCTCTGCAGCTTCACGGGCAGCGGCAGCCTCAAGCACGATGACTTCGTGGACAGCACGACGCAGGCGATCCGCCTCATGATGGACAAGAACATGCTCTCTGCGGTAAAAGCGCAGCCAGCACTACGCGAGCCGACGCCTCCGCGCACGGTCGTGAACCCCTACGCGGCATGAGGCGATGATGGCTGACGACGACCTGCCCGAAGATCAGAACGAAGAGCTGCAGGGCGAGAGCGTGCCCATGCCAGCCGAAGAGGGCAATGGCGTCGAGGACACCGAGGACGGCGGCGCGATCGTCACGCTCGAGGAAGACGAGACCGAGCAGGCCAAGAGCCCGGACTTCTACAAGAACCTCGCCGAGGAGATGCCCGAGCCCGAGCTCGACAAGCTGGCGACGCAGTTCCTCGAGCTGGTGGACCGCGATCGCGAGGCGCGCAAGAAGCGCGACGAGCAATACGAGGAGGGCCTGCGGCGCACGGGTCTGGGCAACGACGCGCCGGGCGGCGCGCAGTTCCAAGGCGCGAGCAAGGTCGTGCATCCCATGATGACCGAGGCCTGCGTCGACTTCGCCGCGCGCGCCATGAAGGAGCTGATGCCCGCAAGCGGCCCGGCCAAGGACTTCATCCCCGGCGAGATCACGGTCAAGAAGGCGCGCAAGGCGCACCGCAAGACGCAGTTCATGAACTGGCAGCTCACCGTGCAGGCGCCGGAGTTCCGCGCCGAGCTGGAGCAGCTCCTGACGCAGGTGCCGCTGGGCGGCGCGCAGTATCTCAAGCTGTCGTGGGACGAGAGCCGCAACCGCCCGGGCTTCCTGTTCGTCGCGATCGACGACATGTACCTGCCCTTCGCGGCGACCAATTTCTACAGCTCTCAGCGCCGCACGCATGTGCAGTACCTGACGCAGCTCGACTACAAGCAGCGCGTGCGCAGCGGCATGTACCGCGACGTCGACGTGGTGCCGGCGAGCGCCGAGCCGGACTTCAGCGAGGCGGGCAAGGCGAACGACAAGATCGAGGGCCGCAGCGACACGAGCTACAACGAGGACGGCCTGCGCACGGTCTACGAGATCTACGCCATCGCCAGCCTCGAGGGGCGCGATGCCGAGAGCGACATGGACGTCGAGCCCGCGCCGTACATCATCACGATCGACAAGCTCTCGCGCAAAGTGCTCGCGGTCTACCGCAACTGGGACGAGCTCGACGAGAGCAAGGAAGAGCTGCAGTGGTTCGTCGAGTTCCCGTTCGTGCCGTGGCGCGGCGCCTACCCGATCGGCCTGCCGCACATGATCGGCGGCATCAGCGCCGCCGCGACCGGGGCGCTGCGCGCCCTGCTGGACTCGGCGCACATCGCCAACTCGCAGACCATGCTCAAGCTCAAGGGCGGCACGCGCGGCGGGCAGACGCTTGAGATCCAGCCGACGCAGGTGCTCGAGATCGAGGGCGGCCTGAACGTGGACGACGTCCGCAAGCTGGCCATGCCCCTGCCGTACAATCCGCCCAGCGCGGTGCTGCTGCAGCTACTGGGCGTGCTGGTTGACGCCGGCAAGGGCGTCGTGCGCACGACGCTCGAGGACTTGGCCGACAGCAACACCAACACGCCCGTGGGCACGACGCTCGCCCGCATTGAGCAGGGCATGACCGTGTTCAGCGCCATCCACGGCCGCCTGCACGACGCCATGGGCCGGATGCTGCGCATCCTGCACCGCCTGAACGGCATGTATCTCGACGACGAGAACGTCGAGGCCGAGCTGGGCGAGGAGCTGGCCACGCGCGCCGACTTCGACGGGCCGATGGACGTCGTACCCGTCAGCGACCCGAACATCTTCAGCGAGGCGCAGCGGTATGCGCAGGTGCAGGCGGTGGCGCAGCGCGCCGCGGCGCTGCCGCAGCTCTACAACCTGCGCAAGGTCGAGGAGCGCATCCTCGACACGCTGAAAATCCCCAACGCCAAGGACTTGCTGGCCCCCGCCATCGAGCCCAAGGAGCAGAACGCCGTCAACGAGAACGTCAAGGCGACGATGGGCAAGCCGATCGTGGCCTTCCCCGAGCAGGACCACATCGCCCACCTCAAGACGCACCTGAACTACATGATGAACCCGGCGCTGGGCATGAACGCCCTGATCGCGCCGGCGTATCTGCCGGTGATGATGAACCACCTCAAGGAGCACATCGCCCTGTGGTATGCGGCGTCGGTGTTCGAGCTGGGCAATGAGACGGCGGGCGAGGACATCGGCGAGCTGCTGAAGCAGAACAAGACGCCCGACGACAAGCGCGCCTTCGACCGCATGCTGGCCGAGGCGTCGCAGATCGTCTCGAAGGAGGCGACGGGCGTCTTCCAAGCCCTGCCGCCCATCATCCAGCAGGCGCAGCAGATCATGCAGCAGCTCGCACCCCAGCCGGTGGACCCGGCGGCGCAGGCGGCCATGGCCGAGATCCAGCAGCGCACGCAGGCGGCGCAGCAGAGGGCCCAGATCGACGCGCAGAAGCTGCAGGTTCAGGCGCAGGAAAGCCAGACGCAGGCCCAGATCGACGCGCAGAAGCTGCAGCTCGACGCCGCCAAGCTCCAGCAGGAGGCGCAGGCCGACGCGGCCAACGAGGCCGGCGAGGACAAGCGCAAGGCCGCCGAGCTCATGGCGCGCCAGCAGATGAACACGCAGGACAACATGACCGCGATGCAGATCGCCAACCTCGAGGCCGTCACCGGCGAGCGGGTGGCGGTCAGCACCGGCACAGGCATCAACCCGTAACAGCGAAGGATCACGACATGGCGAAAAAGAATGACACCGTTGGCACCAAGGGCGCCACGGTCAAGTCGGGCGACATCATCAACCAGCACAAGCGCATGGCCATGGGCTTGCCCATCGAGCCGGTGAGCAAGATGCCGGTCAAGAAGACGCCCGCTTGAATATCGCGACACTGCTTCGGGTTATCGAGGACGCGCAGGCGACGCTTGCGAGAGATAGCCTGAAGCAGCCTGCCGGACGTGACGTGTTCGACTATGGACGCGCCGTCGGGATGTATGCCGGGCTTGAGCACGCCAAAGACCTGATCATAGGGCTTGTGGCGGAACGAGAACGGAAGGACTTCGACCTTTAACCCCTTACTTGCAGGAAGGAGCACCCATGCAAGAAATCGCAAACAAGATCTCGTTCGCGTATGACAGCGTCGACGAGGCCTTCCCGGCCTGTGACCCGGGCGTGCAGCCGTTTGGCAGCCGCGTCTTGGTCCAGATCAGGACACCCAAGAAGAAAACCGCCGGCGGCATCATGCTGGTGGGAGAGACCCGGGAAACCGAGCACTACAATACCCAAGTCGCCAAGGTTCTGACCGTCGGCAGCTTGGCCTTCAAGAACCGAAACACCATGGAAAGCTGGCCGGAAGGCTCGTGGTGCGCGCCCGGCGACTTCGTGCGCGTGCCGCGCTATGGCGGCGACAGGTGGACGGTTAAGACACCCGATGGCGATGAGGCCATCGTGGTGATTTTCAACGATCTCGACCTAGTAGGCAAGGTGACCGGCGATCCGCTGGCCATCAAGGCCTTCCTATAAGGCTGCAAAGGAGAGCCGGTCATGGCAGACCCCAAATTGACGGAAACTGACGAAGAAGAACTGATTGTTGTAGAGACCCCGCCCGAGGACGAAAAGCAATCAGAGGCGAAAGCCGAGGCTGAGAGCAAGGAAAGCTCCGAGGATGACGAAGACGAGGACGACGCCGACGATGGCGACGAGCGCCTCGCCGAAAGTCAGGACGATAGCGACGAGGACATATCTCCCAACCGCAAGCGGCGCCTGAAGCGGCGCGAACTGCGCAAGCGGGCCAAGGAGAATGCGGATCGCGAGCTGCGGTTCCTGCGCGAGCAGAACGAGCAGCTCATGCGCCGCGTCACGGCCATCGAGGGGCACGCTCTCAGCACGAACGAGCAGACGCTGGAGCAGCGCATGCAGGAGGCCGTGCGCGACGCCCAGCAGGCGGAGCAGATCATGGCGCGCGCGATCGAGGCCGGAAACGGCGAAGACGCCGCCACGGCACTGCGCCTGCGCGACGAGGCCAACCGGCGTGCGTGGGAATTGTCTCAGTCCAAACAAAGGGTTGAGCAAGTCCGGCAGCAGGTCGCCAACCCCGGCCCGGATCCGCGCGTGCGCTCTCTGGCGCAAGAGTGGATCGCCGCCAACCCGTGGTACGACCCCAATGGGCGCGACGAGGACAGCCGCGTCACGAAGGCGGTCGACGACGGTCTCGTGGCCGAGGGCTACGACCCGAAGACGACCGACTACTGGCACGAGCTGACGCGGCGCGTGTCGGCGCGCATCAACGGCGGAGGCGCCGCAGATGACGACGTCGGCGGCGATCCCGAGCGCAAGGCGGCACCCGCCCGGCGCAAGGCTCCGCCGACGGGAAGCACGCGCGAGCATGCGCCTCCGTCGACGCGCAAAGAAGTGTTCGTGACAGCAGAACGCAAACAGGCTATGATGGATGCTGGAGTGTGGGATGATCCCGCACTTCGGACGCGCTATCTCAAGGCGTATCAGGCCTACGACAAGAACTCGGCACGCTAAAGGAGCGAACCAGATGAACGTAGATGATCGCCTCAAGAAGGAACTCGGTGCCAGTCGGCGCACCCGCGAAGTCGAGGACCGCAAGGTTACTCAGGATCGCGCGGTAAGCGAGGACGACAGGCTGGAGATGTTCCGTCAGCAACTGTTTAATGATGCATTGCCGGACTTACCCGAATTGCCCGGGTATCACACCATCTGGCTCACGACTACGAACCCGCGTGATAGTATTCATCGCCGTATTCGGCTCGGTTACGAGCCGATTAAGCCTGAAGAAATCCCCGGACTGGAGTATGCGTCCATCAAGACTGGCGAATGGGCCGGTTTTGTGGGCGTCAACGAGATGCTCGCGTTTAAGCTGCCCATGAGCCTCTATCAGAAGTTCATGCAGGAAGCTCACCACGACGCACCGTTGCGTGAGGAAAACAAGCTGGCCGAAACCGCAGAGATTATGCGGGAGCAGGCGGCTCGTGCTGGAGCGAAGTTGATCGAGGGCGACGGAATGACGGACATGTATGAACCCGCGCCCGGAGCCCCAGTTTTCAACTGAGGCAAAGGGATTTGAAACCCAATCCATAGAGGAAATGGCTAATGTCTTCTGTCTCCCAGCCGTTTGGCCTCCGTCCGTCTTACTCGCCGAGTGGTGTGGTCCGTCCCACCGCTTTCACGATTGAGAACGGCTACGCGGCCAACATCTACCAGAACCAGCCGGTTCGCATCGCCCCCAGCACTGGCGGCGGTGAAGTCGAAGGTACTCTTGTCGCGGCCGCCGTTGGCGCCGCCTTCATCGGCACCTTTCAGGGCGTTGAGTACACCGACAGCGACGGTCGTCGCCGCGTGTCGAACAAGTGGACTGCTTCGCAGTATGGCACCGAAGTGGTCGCCTATTCGACGCTCGACCCGAGCATCGTGTATGAGATCCAGTCGGATGCCACGCTGACGGTCGCCAGCATTGGCAAGCAGTACAATCTCACTGCCATCAGCGGCAATGCCACCACGGGCCTCTCCTCGCAGATGCTCGACACGGCTACTTCCGCTTCGAACGCGTCTGTTCGCGTCATCGGCGTCACGCCGGGTCCGAACAACGCTTGGGGTGACGACTATGTCATCGTTCAGGTCCAGATCAGCGAACATCAGAACGTCGCTGATAAGGCCGCTTACTAAGAAAGGGGCCTTGAACTATGGCTACTCCTATGCGCAGTACAGACTTTCGTTCGATCGTCGAACCGATCCTGAACGAAGAGTTTGATGGCATCTACAACCAGCGTGCGGATGAATACGCGCAGGTCTTCAAGACCTTCAACGGCATCCCGCGTAACTACCACGAAGAACCCGTCCTGTACGGTTTCGGCGCTGCGCCGGAACTGCCGGACGGCATGCCCGTGACCTACCAGTCGGGTGGCGTGCTCTTCATCCAGCGTTATGTGTACCGGGTGTATGGCCTCGCCTTCGCCCTGACCAAAGTGCTGGTGGAAGATGGCGACCACATCCGTATCGGCCAGACCTACGCCCGTCACTTGGCGCAGTCGCTGATCGAAACCAAGGAAACCCTTGGGGCCAACATCCTGAACCGCGCCTTCAACGCCGCTTATGCTGGCGGCGACGGCAAGGAACTGGTGGCGACGGATCACCCGATCGCCAACGGCACCTTCAGCAACAAGCTGACGACTGCCGCCAACCTGTCGCAGACGTCTCTGGAACAGCTCCTGATCCAGATCCGCAACGCGGTGGACAACAACGGCAAGCGTATCCGTCTGACGCCGAAGAAGATCGTCGCTGGTCCCAGCAACGTCTTCCAAGCCGAAGTGCTGCTGAAGTCCGCTCTGCGTGCCGGCACCGCTGACAACGACATCAACCCCGTCCGTTCGATGGGCTTGCTGGCCGATGGTCAGGCGAACCTCTCGCGTATCACCTCGACCACCGCGTGGTGGATCCAGACTGATGCGCCGGAAGGTCTGAAGCTGGCCATGCGCCGTGGGCTCGAAAAGTCCATGGAAGGCGACTTCGAAACCGATTCCATGAGGTACAAGGCCACCGAACGGTATAATTTCGGATGGACTGACCCGCGTGGCGTATTCGGCACTCCCGGTATCTAATAACTAGCTGAAAAAGCTAACTTATTAGCGCACTTGAATAAACCCTCATCCGGTATTAGGCTACGAGCCGAAATCGGATGAGGGTTTTTCTTTGAGAAAACTACACGACGCCTGCACGGTGACTGGCTGCTCTCGGGCGCATAAGGCGCGCGGCTACTGCGCCACGCACTATGCTCAGTACTTTCGCGGCGCTGAGATCACGGATCAGATAAAGGTTCGCGTTTCCGAGAAGCTGCCTTCTTGCACGGAGGCCGACTGCGATCAGCCGGTAAAGGCCAAGGGCCTTTGCAAGATGCACTACGCGCGTCTCCTACGGCACGGCCACACCAAGTACCCAGACCGCAAAAAGCCACCCAAGGCGTGCGCCATACCGAATTGCGAGAATTGGCGGTACGCCCGGGGTCTGTGCAGCGCGCACTACGCGAAGACGTTGAGGTGGGCGGCGCATGGGTTGGACGCGCACGGCTACATCGCCATGCTTGAGGCTCAGAAGGGTGTCTGTGCCATCTGCGGCAGACCCGAGCGCGCGCCCGACAAGGCTTCTGGAAAGATACGAGACCTTTGCGTCGACCACTCCCACGTCACGGGGAGCATACGCGCCCTTCTCTGCAGCAACTGCAACCGAGCTCTCGGCCTCTTAGATGATAGCCCCGATCTCCTTTCCAAAGCGCGGGCGTATCTGCTACAGTATGAAAATCTCTCCGGGGAAAACCCAGCTCGCTAGACCGCCCCGGCGGACGATGCACAGACTAGTGAGCGACTTGTGCATAAAGGAACATGAATTATGGCTTCCACTACCTTTTCGGGTCCAGTTACCTCGCTGAACGGCTTCATCGGCGGCACCGCGGCCGCCCCCATTTCCGTCTCCACGGCCGGTAACATCAACAGCTCGTATGCGACCACCTCGGCCGCCACCGGCGACAC